ACCGATCATATCAATGGGTCGAGGTATCGTAGGAATGGCGCAAGTTGCTGGTAAATTTGAGCAATTTCAGTCTGTTTTAGAGGTAACAGAAGGAAGTTCAGAAAAAGCCAAAAAAAGTTTTGATTGGGTGAAAAAATTTGCCGTAGATACTCCAGCCAACCTTGATGAAGCAATGGAAGCCTTTGTACGTTTGCGCGCTTACGGCATGGATCCTACAAACGGATTACTGCAAACATTAGGAGATACAGCTTCTGCAATGGGAAAACCCGTTATGCAAGCTGTAGAGGCAATTGCCGATGCCGTAACAGGTGAAAATGAACGCTTGAAAGAATTTGGGATTAAAGGCAGTGCAATAAAAGGAACAAAATTTATCGAATATACTTATACGGATAAAAATGGCAAACAACAATCTGCACGTGTCGATAAAAACAACCGAAAACAAATTGAAGAAACGCTCAAACGTATTTGGAATGAAAAATATTCTGGCGCAATGGAAAAACAATCAAAAACGCTTTTAGGTATTTGGGCAAAACTTGATGACGTATGGGCAAGTTTCCAAATGAAAATCATGGAGAATGGCGCATTTGATTGGATTAAAGATAAACTGCAATTTCTTTTAAAGAAATTTGATGAACTTGAACAGAATGGCGAGTTAAAAAAATGGGCAAAAGATATTGGCACAGTTATCAATGAAGTGATTCAAGGATTGTGGGATTTTGGTCAAACCGTATTTGAGGCAGTCAAATGGTTGGCTCAATTTGCATCCCAAAACAAAGGTGCAATCGCTACAATAGTTAAGTTTACCGCCATAGCTGGTGTGGCATTGATGGCTCTCGCACCTTTGCTTTTCACCTTGTCTTTAGTTGCACCAGTGCTCCAAGTATTGGGTTCAACGTTTTTATGGGTTGGGAAAGTTGCTATAACTGCCATTTTGGGTATAGGGAAAGCTATGTTAGCCAATCCAATTCTAGCCGTGATTGCCTTAATTATTGGTGCATTAGTGTATCTTTGGCAAAATTGGGATGAAGTGAAAGCAAAACTCATTGAGGGCTGGAACTGGTTAAGTGAACAAGCGGGGCAAATTTGGCAAAACATTGTTAATTCTGTTACAGAAAAATGGAACGTATTAAGTGCCAAAGTGGGAGAAATCACAAATTCAGTTGGGGAGTTTTTCCGTGAAAAATGGGAAGGCATTACCGATACAGCAAAAAACTTCGGTTATAATATGATGAACAAACTAAAAGATGGCGTACTTGAAAGTTTTAAAAATGTACAACAAGCCATTAGCAGTACTGTGGATTGGATCAAAGAAAAACTCGGCTTTTCTAAAGATACAGAAAAACAAATTGAACAAACAAAACAAAATATTGCAAATGTCACAAACAATGCAGAAAACAACGTGCCAAATATTAACAAATGGTCAGGAGGCTATGCAGGAAATGGCGGTAAGTTTGAACCAAAAGGTATATTCCACGGTGGCGAATACGTGATGACCAAAGAAGCTACATCACGCCTTGGCATCAATACACTCAATGCGCTTAATTACGGCAAGCAAGCACTGATTGCGGGCGGATTGGGGATCAGCGTTGCAACTGCCGCCCCTGTGCAAGTTGATACTCGTGCACCAATTTCTGCTCGTCCAATGATGACGCAAACCAGCCAACCAATGAGCGTAAATATCACCATCAATGCCGCACAAGGCATGGACGAACGAGCCATTGCACAACAAGTGGCAAAAGAAATACAACGCATCGAAAACCAACGCCAAGCAAGAGCGCGGAGTTCCATGTGGGATAGAGCATAATAAAAGGGCGAAAGCCCTTTTTTGTTACCTACTATTCCACACACGCCCCCACTCGCCACACCACACAATATTGCCAACAATAAGGCATATTCTTTAGCTGTGAATGCCTATGTCTGCTGAATTACAACGAAAACTAGACAACATTATCCGCTTTGGAGTGATCGCTGAAGTGAATCACGCCACCGCACGTGCTCGCGTAAAGAGCGGTGACATTCTGACAGAGTTTTTACCATTTATTACATTTCGAGCGGGTACAACCAAAACCTGGTCGCCACCGACGGTGGGTGAACAATGTGTAATGTTATCCGTTAGTGGCGAATTTACCACTGCCTGCATATTAGTTGGGCTTTACACACAAAACAGCCCAAGCCAATCGCCAGATGAACACGTAATTGAATTTGCTGACGGTGCGATGATTGAATACAACCAAGCAAGCGGACGACTAAATGTTTTCGGAATTCAATCTGCCTTTATCAACGCAAGCCAACAAATCGAAATCTTTTGTCCGACAGTAAAAATTAAAGGCGATGTAAAAATTGAAGGAAGTGTAACAAGTACTGGCGACATGACAGCAGGGGGAATCAGTCAAATTAACCATAAACACGGTGGCGTACAAGGTGGCCCAAGTAAAACAGGAAAACCAGAATAATGAATCGATACACTGGCGAAACATTAAAAAACGAAAGCGACCACATTAAACAATCCATTGCCGATATTTTGCTAACCCCTGTTGGTTCACGTATTCAGCGGCGTGAATATGGCAGCTTAATCCCAATGTTAATAGACCGCCCAATTAGCCACACATTGTTATTACAACTGGCGGCTTGTGCCGTCACTGCAATTAATCGTTGGGAACCACGCGTACAGATCACACAATTTAAACCAGAATTGGTTGAAGGTGGCATTGTGGCAAGTTATGTCGCACGCGGGCAATATCAGCAACATATCAAAGAAAACCATCTTTTATTAGGCCATAAATCATGAACAATATTATTGACTTGAACAATTTGCCTGTACCAAAAGTTGTGCAAGAACTCAGTTATGAAACTTTACTTGCTCAACGAAAAGCTAAATTCTTGTCATTACAAGAAAATGACGATATGCGCCAACATTGGCAGGCTCGATTACAATTAGAAAGCGAACCTGTAGTGAAATTGCTAGAAGAAAATGCTTATTTAGAATTATTACTCAGAACGCATATTAATGAATCTGCTAAAGCCGTGATGCTTGCTTATGCCACAGGATCAGATTTAGACCAATTAGGGGCATTATTCGGCATTAAGCGATTAATCATTCAAGCGGAAGATTTAAACGCTCACCCGCCTATTCCTACCCAATATGAAGATGATGAACGTTTTCGCACACGTATTCAAATGTCATTAGAAGGTTTAACTACGGCTGGTAGTCGTNNAAATGTCATTAGAAGGTTTAACTACAGCGGGTAGCCGCGCAAGCTATGAATTTCATGCGCTCTCTACCTCTGCAAAAATAAAAGACGTTGATGTAACAAGCCCAACTGCAGGCACGGTGAAAGTGGCCATATTATCTACGGAGGGGCAAGGAACAGCCGACAGTGATTTAATTAATGCGGTAAAAGAACAGCTGAATGCCGAGCATATTCGCCCCCTGACTGATACGGTATTGGTCGAAAGTGCGGTGATTTTACCTTATGAAATTCGAGCGACCCTCACACTTTATCCCTCAGTACTAGAAAGTGTTGTCATGGCAAATGTTAATCAAGCCATCACCCGTTATGTAAATAAGCAACACTTGCTTGGCATTGATATTACGCTTTCAGGTATTTATTCAGCCTTGCACCAAGAAGGCGTGCAGAACGTGAAACTGACACAGCCGCTTGCAGATTTAATCGTGCAACCTCACCAAGCTGCATATTGCTCACAAATTCAAATCAACGTAGGTGGTAGAGATGAATAGCTATCTACTACCTACGGGGTCAAGCAAGCTAGAAAAACAATTATCGAATACATTTTCAGCCATTGCAGAAATTCCTGTGCCAATTCGCCTTTTATGGAGCGCTGACCATTGCCCCGTGAATTTATTGCCGTGGCTTGCTTGGTCACTCTCAATTGATGAATGGGACGATGACTGGAGTGAAGATAATAAACGGAAAGCCATTTTAAATAGCATTCACGTTCATAAACATAAAGGAACAATTTCAGCCATTCGCCGAGTGATGAAGTCAGTGGGTTATGGCGAAGTGGATATTATAGAAAATCAATCACTTAAAACATGGAATGGTGAACTAAGTTTTGATGGGTCAGACACCTTTGAGCATGAAGGAATGCACTGGGCAGAATACAAAATTGTGTTACATCAGCCAATTACCATTGAAGAATCAAAACAAGTGCGGCGGATTTTAAATGAAAATGCCCCTGCACGTTGTCATTTGGTTGCGTTTAATTTTACAAGGGCCGGTCATCGTTGGGATGGCGAAATCAATTTCGACGGAAACTTTACTTTTGGAGAAGTATAAATGGGGAAAATTACCGAACAACCACAATGGGAAGATGATGTCTATCTCATTGAAAAACAAGACAAGGTATTAGGTGGCGAACTTGGCGTAATTAACGTACAAGCTAAACAACTCGCCAACCGAACAAAATATTTAAAAGGCAAAGTGGACGATATAGACAGAGACCGCACAGGCTACGCTCCAAAAGCTAGCCCAGAGTTCACAGGCATTCCAACCGCCCCAACAGCTAATTCAGGCACGAACAGCACACAAATCGCCACAACCGAATTTGTGAAAAACGCAATCGCCGCATTGGTAGGTTCAGCCCCTGCAGCATTGGACACGTTGGAAGAATTGGCACGAGCATTAGCAGGCGATGCAAACTTAAAAGCGACTTTGCTCGCTGAAATCGGGAAAAAAGCCAACGCCACTGATTTTTATGCATTACATGATTTATTTATTGGTATCCCTATACCTTATCCGCTCTCTACCGTCCCTGCAGGTTGCTTGGCCATGAACGGACAGCGGTTTGATACTCGCCGTTATCAAAAATTGGCACATAAATATCCATCAGGACAGCTGCCAGATATGCGTGGCGAATTTATTCGTGGGTTGGATAATGGGCGTGGTGTTGATGCTGGGCGTGGGATGTTGAGTGCTCAAGATGATGGCTTCAAAAGTCATGAACATACCTTAAACGTTGCATGTTCACCTAGCGGTTCATCAAATAGAAATGAACTAGGATGGGGGTTAGATGGTTCTGATAAAGTTGCAGTAAAAATGAATGCTAATGATACCCTTTATGGTGAAACACCATATTTAGTTAATCGTTCTGGCGGTAATGAAACCCGCCCTCGCAACATCGCCTATCACTACATCTGCCTAGCCGAATAAGGAGTACAACATGACCGTAACATTTAATCAAGAAGGTTTTGCCGAAAAAAGTGGTGAAGTCACTGTGTATTGCACTGACAACCAAGGAATTTACAGTCACACCACGGCTGAATATGTGAGCGAAGGCGGCAGCATTTCAGCAGGCAGTTATTTAGACGCACCGCCAAAACAGAAACAAGGCTTTATCATTGTGCGAGCAGATAACAGTTGGCAATACCAAGTTGACCATCGCGGAACCTATTACAGCAAAGAAACAGGCGAAAAAGTAGAACATACAGCACTGGGTGAATTGCCAGAAGATTTAACCGCACTTGCACCACTTGCTGAACCGTGCAAATGGAACGGTACAGCATGGGTAAAAGATGAAGCGAAAATTGTCGAGCTGTTTATACAACGCAAAGAAGCCTTACTCGCCACGCTTGCCAATAAAGCCGATACGCTTAAATCTAGCTTGCTGGTTGGCTATCCGCAAACAGAGATTGAAAGCTTCTATCGCCAAGAGAAAGAAGCCTTAGCATGGAAAGCTGATAATAAAGCTGATACCCCAATGCTTAAACAAATCGCAAGAGTGCGTGGCGTTCCTTTTGATGTGTTAGTTGAGAAAGTTATAGAGAAAGCATCGCAGTTTGCAGTTGCTATCGGTTTGATTATTGGGCAAAGACAGGCGTTTGAAGATCGCTTGCTTGCTACGAAAACATTAGAAGAACTCACCGCACTTGAAAAGGAAATTGAAGAATGGAAATTCCAAGCAAATTAAGGCTTTACGCTTATCATAATCTGATTGCTATCGACCAACTATTCAATGCCTTAACAGGTGGCGCAGCAGACGAAACATTATCAAGTCGCACCTATCGCGGAGCAATATTAGCCGAACAACCAAAAAAACGTTGGCGAGTACTCTATCGTTTTATTAATTGGCTGTTTAGAGATAAAAACCATTGCAAAACCGCATACGAAAGCGAAATAAGCGGGAAACAGCGCGATTATCGGTTCAATCAAGGGGATGCAAAATGAGTGAAATAATTTTTGATTGGATCCGTGGGGATGATGAATTCGAAACACTCATTTTCAATAATGATGACGACACCCCAATGGACTTTACAGGGAGTCAATTTGATTTGCATATCGTGCCGGAACGAAGTCAATCAGAAACCATTAAGCTATCAACATCAAATGGCTTAACCGTTAAAGAAAACGAAATCACACTGCACGTGTCGCACGATCAAACAGAAAATGCAGATTGGTCGGTGGCAAGTTGGGATTTGCAACAAACTGACAAGAACGGATTAATTAGCACCCTTTGCGGTGGCAAAGTGCGGTTAAAACGGGATGTTACAAGGGGGTGAAATGTGTATAAAGACTAAGGCGAAAGCCAAACACAAAGTGACACTCAAGCCTAAACAACAACACAAAATCACCGTTCAAAAAGGATATGCCAATATAGGCGGTGATCTTGATACAAGCAAATTACCAAACATCAACGAATTAATTATTCACTACAACATCGGAGCGCTTTAATGGCAAGACAAGAATTTAATCAAACCATCACAGAATTTGCTGAATTTGTGGGGATGAAAGATAAAGAGATTATCAAGCTAATCGGGGCAATGCAAAGCCTAACCACAACTCAGAAAGATACGATTGTTGGTGCAATCAATGAGATGAATCAGCGAATCAACAGTCTATCAAGTAATGCGGCCGGCATTAATGATAGCGCAACAAATGAAACAGCAACATTGTCGGCCAAGAAAATTCTTGAGCTTTTAAACCAAGCGAAAGCCGATGTCAAAAATGAGCTTTTAGGCGGTCAAGTTGAAGCAAGCATTGACACCATCAAAGAGCTTGGCGATATGTTGAAGAACATTCAAACAGGTGAAGATGGCTTAAATAAATTGGTTCAAAAAATAACTCAAACAAATCAATCTTTGTCACTTCTTGTTGGTAAATTTACAGTGTTGGACGGAATTAACCTTAAAGAAGCCTACAATCGAGGTTATAACCAATAATGGCGTTTGATACAGCAATTACAGAGTTAGCAGAATATATAGGAAGTGAAGTTAGAAGAGTTGAGAATAAAATTCCGACTGGCATTTCTGCACAACCTACAAATTCTAATATCATCACTGGAGACGGAAGACCCGATAAACCTGACACAACAAGGTTTCTTAATGGGTCTAACGTTTATGAAAATAAGATTAAAGGTAATGAGCCAAACGGAACTTTTTATAACTCAACAAACGGTGCAGGCGTTGGAGCATACCTATGGCAAAAGCAAAATGGACAGTGGACTGTTATATCGGGTGATACAGGTATTAGACGACTATCTAACATTTCTGTAAATATTAAAGAAGGGGCTATTCATTTAAGACGAGTGAATAACAGAGTTGAGTGTTCTTTCTATGCGGGGCGTTGGGACACTATTTCTTTTTACGGGAGCAGTAATCCTAAATTCACGAGGAAAAATCACGCCAAGCGAATGGATATTTTACCCCCTCCGAGAATACCAGTTGGCTTCCGTACACGCACGCCTATTATGCTTCCGTTTTATAGCGATGACGGCGATGAAATTGCTACTGTATATGTTGCTAGTATAGGCGATAGAGCTTATATTGAATTAAGATTTAGGGATAAAGTACCTACGCAGGATTTGGACTATATGCGTATGCCTGTTATCAGCTGGATAACAGACGACCCATTCCCTGAAGTTCTGCCTTAATTTAAATAAAGTGCGGTCAATCTTGACCGCATTTTGTTACCCCGTTTTTCACACTTCCAACCGCTCGCACTGCTCTATTCTCTCGATCACAATAAAGACATTATTTAACCAATAGAAACCATAGGGCTAAAAT